ATCCAAGTGGAAAACCTTCTTTGATCGAACCACTTTTTCTGGACTTTGAGCCAAGACAATCTTCGGATGGATATGTTTGGAAATATCTATACACAATGACCCCAGATGAGGTAATAAAATTTGATTCTTTAAACTATATGCCAGTACCAAAAGATTGGCAAATTACCAATGATCTAATATACACAAATGCAATATTTAGTGGGCAAATAAAGACCGCAATAATAAAGAATAGGGGTACAAATTTAGGTCCCGCAAGAACATATTCCGATGTTAATATTATTGGTGATGGAAGTGGAGCTAAAGCAACAATTATTGTTGGAAACGATTCTACTGTAGAATCTATAACCATAAGTAATGGTGGAACTGGATATACCCACGGAAAAGTTGATATTACATCTGCAGGACTGAATCCAGGAGGTGATTCTGAGATTCCAGAATTTGATGTAATCATTCCACCTCCAGGTGGACATGGTTTCGATATTTACACAGAATTGGGTGCCTATGCAGTTTTAATCTATGCCAGACTTGAAAATGATGAAGAAAATCCAGATTTTACCGTAGGAAATAAAATTGCTAGAATTGGACTAATAGAAAATCCGACAGATCTTTCGGACAATTTCCTATTTGCTGATACTATTAGTGGATTATCCGCATTAAAATTGACTGGAATTAATCAAGATGATGATTTTCAAAATGCAACTTTTGGATATAATGATGTAATTGAACAAACTATAGGTACTGGCATTACTGCTTATGGTAAAGTAGTTTCTTATGATAATAGAACTGGGGTTTTAAAATATTGGAAAGATAGAACACTTTCCGGATTTGATACTGGAACATATAACAAAGTAGAATCATCATTTGGTGATAATGTTTATCAATTTACATCTTCCCCTGAGGTTGGAGGAAGTCTTGTTATAACTGGAGGAAGTATTAATTTGAAGATACAAGACAATTTCAGTGGTATTTCTACTACAATAAATAATACAGATAATTATAATCTTGGACAGGAATTTTTAGATGGAATTTCTGACCCTGAAGTGAAAAAGTATTCTGGAAATATTATTTACATTGATAATAGACCATCGATTACAAGATCTTCTAATCAAAAAGAAGATATAAAAATTGTGCTCCAGTTTTAAATAGGGAATTATGCCACAAGTAACTAATTTAACTACTTCGCCATATTTTGACGATTTTAGTCCAGAAAATAATGCTGCTTATGACTACTATAAGGTTTTATTTAAACCTGGATTTCCAATTCAGGCTAGAGAATTAAATAATTTACAATCTTATTTGCAACATCAGACTGAAAAATTTGGAAATCATATATTTAAAGAAGGTTCCAGAGTAACTGGAGGGGAACTTTCTTATACGAATAATCTTGATTATGTAATTGTCGATAATCAATATTTTGGAAATAGTGTTTCCGAAGACACTCTCCCATGGATAATTGGCGAAAACGTAAGAGGTAGAACTAGTGGCGTAGTTGCTAGAATTGATAATTATATAGATGAGAATACATCTGGAATTGGAAGAGTTACTTTATATGTAAGTTATCAATCATCAAACGGAGATAATAAAAAATTTATCGATGGCGAAATTTTAGAATTAGAATCTCAAATCGATCTGGGTGATATACAAGAACTTTCGGAAATAAGTCAAGAAGAAACTCTCCCAAATATTTCCGTTGGAGATGCAGTTTTAAAAACCGCTAATGAATTTTCTACAGGAAAAGGGTCTGGCGTATTTTTATCTGAAGGGTATTATTTCCTAAGAGGATTTTTTGTATTTGTATCAAATCAGTTTTTACTAACAAATCAATATGGGACTGATGGTGACTACAAAATTGGATTTTCCATTGACGAAGTAATTGTAACCTCAAACTTTGATGCAAATCTAAATGATAATGCTGCAGGATTTTCAAACTATGCTGCTCCTGGGGCAGATAGATTATCTTTTGATGCTGTTCTAGATTTTTATTTTTCTGATGAAGAGCTTCCTGATGGATTTGTAAGTATTTTAGAAATCAAAGGAGGTCAAGAATACTCATATATTAGTGGTATAGAATATAATGAAGTGAGAAATGAGCTTGCAAGGAGAACATATCAGGAATCTGGAAATTATTACGTTAAGCAACCATCTTTTTCACTAAAAGAAACAGCAGACAATTACTTAGGTAATGGTGGGGTATTTAAACCAGGAAAAATAACATACTCAAACAATATTGCAGATGAAAGTCTAATTACATATGCAATATCACCACTAACAGCTTTTGTTTATGGGTATGAAATTAGTACTTCAGGTACAACCTATATTGATATTGATAAACCGAGAACTACAAGAACTCTAAAAAAACAGTCCGTAAACTATTACACTGGACCAACATTTTCCCTAAACAGAGTTTATGGATCTCCTCAAATTGGTTTTGGCACCTATTACGTTAGTTTAAGAGATAGTAGGGTAGGATCTACACAGACATCTGCTGCAGGAAAAGAAATTGGAGTAGCTAGAGTCTATGATTTTGCATTAGAAGCAGGATCATATGAAACATCCAATAAAAATTTAAATCGTTGGGATATTGCTCTTTATGATATTCAACCATACACGGAAATTACTTTAAATGAGCCAATAACCCTTCAAGTACCAGCTCATATTAAAGGAAATTCTAGCGGTGCTGTTGGATATTTAAGATATGATCTTTCAAATAGTGGAATTCTAACCGCATATGGTGTTCAGGGTAATTTTTATCTTGGCGAGTCTTTTGTAATAAATGGAATTTCTGAGAGTAGAGTATCAACTGCATTAACATCTTACAATGTTTCGGATGTAAAATCCATATACGGAATTGTTGGTTCCGCATATACATTTACTGGAGACACTGTACTAAAAGAAAAAAACAAAGTTGATTATGTATCAATATCTGCAGAATTATCTGGTACTAGTACTGTAAGCAGTTCAGAATTTAAATTCAGCGGATCAGTAAAGGCTGGAGATATAGTTTCATATACAAACACCCAAACAACAAATAAAACATTCTCAAGAGTAGAAACAGTTTCCGACTATTCATTAACTATAAGTCCGGTAACTGCTGTTTCCGGAATATGTAGCGGGGCTCTTCCGACAGTAGCAATAACTCCAAATGACTTTAAAATCTTAAAATCTTCACTACAAAATTCTTCCGATGATACTTTATATACCCCACTACCAAAATCTTATATCGAATCTCTAGATTTAACAGATGCTGACATTATTATCAGAAAAAATCTAGATGTATCCATTACAAATGGAAGTACTGGAGATATTTCTTCCGATGCAAATGAAGTATTCTTACCTTTCGATGAAGAAAGATATTGCCTAATAAGCGAAACTGGGGAAACTGAAACTCTAACATCAGACAAATTCACTTTCAGTTCAGGGTCTTCTATTATAAACATTTCAGGTCTAGAAACAACTGGTCCAGCAAAGCTTATTTGTACTTTAAGGAAATCCAATATTTCCAACAGAGTAAAGAATTTAAATAGAGCAAAATCAATAATTATTGACAAATCAAAGTATCAGGGATCTGGAATTGGTGCGACTACTTTGGATGATGGACTTCAATACGGAAATTATCCTTTTGGAACCAGAGTTCAAGATAGTGAAATTTGTTTATTGGATACTGAAGTTCTAAAAGTTCATAAAATTTACGAATCTTCTGGAACTTCAGATCCAGCAATCCCGAGATTAGTTATTTCAGATTTAAGTGGTCCAATAACTGATGCAGTTGTTGGAGAAAGAATTCTTGGATTGGAAAGTGAATCTCTTGCAGTTTATGTTGAAAGAATAAGTGATTCTCAAATTTCTCTGGTTTATCTAAATGAAGAAAAATTTATAGATGGTGAAATAATAAGATTTAGGGATAGTGGAATTTCTGGGGTTGTTGTTTCTTCAACTAATGGCGATATTGATGTCACTAATAGATTTGAATTAATAAAAGGGCAAAAAGATACTATACTTGATTATGCGAAAATTAAGAGAAAGAAAAATCAAAGAGAACCAAAAAGAAAATTAAGAGTAATTTTTGAATCATTATCTATATCAGATTCTGATAATGGAGATATTGTAACCGTAAATTCTTATGATAATGTAGATTACTGCGATTTGAGTGAAATTGATGAAGTATCAGTTTCTGATATAATTGATATTAGACCAAGAGTATCTGGTTATAATGTAGAAGAGAATTCAAGATCTCCTTTTGAGTTTTTATCAAAATCATTCTCAAATAATTCATCTAGGTATGTTTTTGCTTCTGATGAATCTTTTAATATTTCATATTCATATTATTTGCCTAGAATTGACAGAGTATTTTTGTCTAAAGATGGTGTATTCCAAATCTCAAAGGGAGAACCTAATGAAGTACCATCTTTACCACCAAATATATTAAATTCAATAGAAGTTGCTACTATAGAATTGCCAGCATATCTTTGCAATATTGATGAAGCTAACATTAAACTTCGCCAATATAAAAGATATACCATGTCAGACATTGAATCTTTGGAGAATAGGATATCTAATCTAGAATACTATACAACACTATCATTGCTGGAAGTTGAAGCATCATCAATAGAAGTTAGAGATGCAACTACTGGATTAAATAGATTTAAATCTGGATTTTATGTTGATGATTTTTCCACAACTTCTGGACAGAAGAAGGTAACTTTACTTAAAAACTTTATTGATATAGAGAATTCTTCCCTTAGACCTGCGGCTCATACCACCGAAATAGATCTTATAATGGGAACACAATCCGGACTTGGAGTTGGCGACATTGCGTTTGCCGCAAATGATTTCAAATTTGATAATAATCTACTTACAGACGGGTTAAGAAGAACTGGACAACTTTTAACATTAGATTATGAAGAAGTAGAAGAAATTGTTCAAGATAAGTCAACAAAAGTTGTAGATGTTTCTGCATATTCTTCTTCTTTCTTTGGAGGAAGTATAGAATTGTATCCATCTTCTGATATTTGGATTGACCAGGTTACTGTAAAAGAAAAAACAGATGATGTTAAAGAAAATATTGGGAAAAGTTTTCAACAATTAACTATAGAAGATAAAGATCCACAATGCGGTTCTCCAGTAACAAATTGGAAATGGTGGGATACTTATTGGTGTGGAAAGAAAAAAGGGGAAAAGAAATCAAAATCTATCCAAGTAGCAAATAAGAATAAAAAAAATAATAAAAACTTTACTACAAGAGGAAAACCAAAAGCAATTGTATGTGATAAAGGATCTGCAAATAAAATTAAACCCAAAGTAGATAGTCGTTTTTCTGATATTAAACTAAATATATCCGAATTTAAAAGTTTTACGGACAATTCAGATTCTTCGCAGTTGCATGTAACAAAAGTATCAAATTC